CCCGAACCACCTAACTGCCAATCATCGTTCAAAGAATTTAACAGTAAGTTTCAGGATAAATAGTCTGGTATAGTATAATCTATTACCATGCGGTTTGGAAATTTTATAGAGCAAGCTGAACAGGAACAAGAAGATCCTAAAGCCAAAAGATTAAAAATGATCAAGAGGCAGGTCTTGCAGAAGAAAGTACAAGCTGTTAGGCAAGGTGCTGGTGAGGACATTGTTGCGTCCCATGAACCAGAAGGTAAACTAGTAGAGCATCATCAAAAAGATAAGGATGGTAAAGTTATAGAGCATGATGATGAAGCACCAGGCACACCTTCTTCTGTTGAGGAAGAACTTTCTAGAAGAAGTAAACCATCTGCTAAAGCAAAGATGGCAAAGTTGGATGCAGTATTAAAGCGTAGAGAAGAAAGAAAGATAGCAGAAAAGGAAGCACTTAAGACTGAAGGGTGGTTAGGTAAGAAGAAGAAACCAGAAAGAAAAGCACAAAAAGCACAGGATGCAGGTGCTAGATTAAGGAGAAAAGTACAAAGAAGAGAGTATGCTGATAAGATATCAGGTAGTGAGGATAATGTACCTGATGATCTAAGGGATCATGTTGAACTTGGTGAAGCAACATATCCAAGTGACTTTAAAAAAGGTTCTCCTGTTGCTACTAAGAAAAAAGGCAGACCTAATGCACAAGGTCCAGAAAATGGTAAGAAAGAAATTGATGAAGGTCTTGCTGGTAGAGTAGCAAAAGCAGCTGCAAAAGGTGCTGGTAAAGCAGTTGGGTTTGCTGCTAAAGCATTGGCTCAAAATATTGATCAGACTACTAAGTCATTGAGTAATCCTGACATGAAGCCTAAGATTGATATGAGTAGTAAGAAAAAGGAAAGTGGTGCTAGTGCTGCTAAGACACAAGCAGATAAAGCACAAAAGGCAAGACTAGAAGCTAGAAAAAAAGCAATCAAAAAGATTAAGGATGATAGGAGAGAAAGAGCAAGTAAGATAATGACTGCAGATAAGGCTGCTAATAAGGTTAAGAAAGAGGCAGAAGACAAGAAGTTTAAAGCAGATTCAGGTAAACCAATTGTTGCTGAGTTTGTAAATAACTTATGGGAAGCTTCTAAGAAGTGTTCTAAGTGTGGTAAAGTTTATACAGGAAAGAGTTGTTCTTGCTGTAGATAAATAAGCCAGCGACATAAGAATTATGAAATGGAACCGACTGGTGAAAGAGGTTATGAAAACCCCTGGACCTATAAAGGTGCAACTTTTACTTCTGATGACATTGACGGCCAGTTCGGTTTTGTCTACAGGATTACAAATTTACAAACTGGCAAGCAGTACATCGGACGGAAGTACTTCCAGCAGCATCGAAAGCTTAGAGGTAGCAGACGCAAACGGACGAGCGAAAGTAACTGGAAAACATACTACGGAAGTTCTAAAGAACTTACAGAAGACAGGAAACTTCTGGGGAATAACATCTTCAAACGAGAGATCCTCAGCCTCCAACCAACAGCAGGAAAAGTAAACTTTGAAGAGACGAGACAGTTGTTTCTTAACAATGTCCTGACAGAGAGCTTGACTGATGGGACACCTGCCTACTATAATAGCAATATCTTAGGTAGGTATTACCGCAAGGATTATTACGATGTTATATCAGATTGTTGATTACCCTGCTGCGGAAGACTTAAATCCTATATTATATCAACTTATTAAAGATGAACTAATAAATCATGTTGAGGGAGGTGGAAACCGAACTGGATGGTTTTTTGGTATAGAAAAGGTTGGTATATTGATGCGGTGGATAGAGGAAATTCTTCCATCAGTTGCTCATAATTTTTCAAGAGTTATGGGTAGTGAGAGTGATAGTGGAGAGTATGGATCTGAAAGCTATTATAAACATGGCAGATTCACTATGAATAGGTTTCATGGTGGAGGTGATCTTGGTTTTGATCCTAAAGCATTTTCAATTGTAGAATCTTGGGGAATAAACTACGGTAAAGGTGAGGGTGTAAGACCCCATAACCATTATCCATATGCATTATCTTTTAGTTACTATGTTAGAATGCCAGAAGGATCTTCTCCATTGGTATTTGAGTTTGATAAGGTTAACATGAGAGAAGGTCAAATTATTTTCTTTGAAGGACATACATGGCACGAGGTTCCTGCATCTCCTGTGTCAGGAAGATCTGTTCTCGCTGGAAATATAGCTTATTATCCCCCTAAATATTAAAAATTTTATTACAATGAAAATCTTTTTAGACACTGCTGATGTACCAACCATTGTTAAACACTATGGGACTGGTTTAATTGATGGTATTACTACAAATCCTACTCTTATTCTAAAGAGTGGTAGACAACCACATGATGTGTACCGAGAATTACAGGGGCATGGTATACCAGATATTAGTATGGAGATTGTAACTGACGAAGCTGCTGTTTTTATTGCTGAAGGTAGGACTCTTAAGGAACAATTTGGTGACTGTACTACTATTAAAGTACCTTGCACAGTTGAGGGACTTAAGGCATGTAAGACTCTTAGTGAAGAAGGTATTAGAGTTAATGTAACTCTTATTTTCTCAGCAACTCAAGCAATTCTTGCTGCTAAAGCAGGTGCTACATATGTTTCACCTTTCGTTGGTAGAGTAGAAGATAACTCATTTGATGGACCAAAGTTGATTCAAGAAATTGTTAATCTTTATAGAGAACATATGGTAAGGACAGAGGTTCTTGCTGCTTCTTTAAGAGATGCTCATAGTGTTGCTAAGTGTTATGAGTATGGTGCAGATATAGTTACTATGCCACCAGCAGTCTTTGAGAAAATGTATAATCATATCCTTACTGATAAGGGATTGGAATTATTCCAAAAGGACTATGAAGGAGTGATAGGTAGAAGTGCGTAGGCATAAATTTTTGTGAAGATGGCCGGTCCTGAATCACACATATTTGTATAAATAATGATAGAATTAAGGACAACAAGATGACCTGAGTTCTTCTACATCATGAGGTTAAGGTTAAAGGAGTTTAGAAAATGTCGAATCACAATTTGATGTCATTCAATCAACTAGCAGAATGGACGGAATTCGATTCATCGCAAGATGAAAATCTAGTCAATGACTACTTTGATTGCTTGATCGAATGTGACGACGACCAAGGATCTTGCAAAAGAATTTGCAAGGAAATGTTAATCTAGTTACCAATTATTCAAATGTACAATTGAGACCCTTGACTCTTAGAGTCAGGGGTCTTATAATATGTACACCTAAATACAAAAAAGATTTAATTCTATGGCTTTATCAGAACAGGTAGAGGATTCGATGCGTGAAGCAGAGAGTAATCTACGGAATGCTCTCTCGTTCGCAGCCAGAACTGAGAAGCCATTTATTGCCAAACATATTAGTGAGATGATTCATCTCATTGATGAACTTATTCACGCTGATGCATTCTTTGATACTATAGACCGTGATCGCACATGTGATTGATGATCTTTTCGATCTCTCTTTTATTACTTCACTAGAGGATACCCTTCTTGATAAGGTTCCTGTAATAAGTACCAACATAGCAAATCCAAAATCATGGCCTACCTCTAGAAAAGGTGACCATCGTTTTTTTGGTAAAGCAATTTTTTCTAGGACTGGTATCAATAGAATCGATTGTTTGCACGAACAGGCAGATAAATTTTTTGATGCTTTTGATATTATTGAGGAGCATGTGTTTGATGTTCCTATATACTTGAAGAGAATCGATGTTAACCTTCAGTACTATGGGATGGATGGATCCACTCATATAGATGCTAAGGATAAAGAGTTGACTGTTATGTTGATGAATAATAGTCAATGGAAATCAGAATGGGGTGGACAGTTTCAACTAGTTGATGGTGAAACTGTTGTTGAAGAGCATGAGTATGTGCCAGGTAGAGTTCTTATTTTTCCTGGTAGTGTTCCACATCGGGGACTAGCACCAAAAGTACCTTCTGTGTTTAGGTACACTACAGTTTTCAGGGTTATACCAAATGATTGATTATCCACCAGGATTAAACTTTGAGGAGCAACAGCACCTTAAAGAACATGGTTATGAATATACACCATTACCTATTCCTGATCCAGAAAAAAAAGCAAAGATGGATTCGGCACGAACTCTTTTTATTGAGTCTGTATTAAAACCAGATCATGAACTTCGTCAGTGTGCTCGTAACCAAAAGTGCTATAATGAATTGATGGAAGTTCGAGATCATGTACTTGATTACTTAGGATATCATGGACACAAATAAGCCTAGCATACAACAAGTCGATGACTTCTTCCCTGATGATGTTGCTTCTAAAGTCTCAGAATTTATAACAGACTATGCAGCTTATCGTTATGGTGAGACAGACAATAGAGAAGCACCTCCTACTGGATTAGTTGCTGATCTATTTCATTGGGATAGAAGAGATGTAATGTCTACTGCTCCCAACCATGTTAAATTGATATATAATTATTTTATAAAATATATACATGAGAAATATCCTGGTTTCTGGGATACATATCAGATATATCGTTTATATGTAAATTGTTTTGCACCTAAAGAGTGTGCATATTTTCATACAGATTCTGTAGGAGAATCAGATCAATGGACATTCATATACTATCCTTATCATACATTTGATTATGATAAGAATCAAGGTGGATGGACTGAATTTGATTTAGATGGTAAAATTATAGGTGTTCCTCCATTTGCTAATAGTTTAACTAGGTTTAGTTCTTATGTTAGTCATAGAGCAACTCCCTTCAAGGATCATCATAGATTTACTATTGCTATCAAATGTATAAACAAGAATGAGTTACGATAATACAGTACAAGAAACTTTTGATAGAGATGGTTATGTTATCATAGATGATTTTTTATATAATGATGTAGTTGATGACCTTCATCATCTAGCGATCAATCACAATGAGATAGATGATCAGTATTCTGATTACTATTCTATCAATTTTACAAACGAAAGATTTCCATTTCAAATCCTTCCCGAAGTTATCAATGCAATACATGTAACATTTCCTGTATTACATCCACTTGAGTTTGATAGGGGTTGGGCTTTCGTTTGTGACAATCAAGGTGATGGTGTTACTCCTCATGCAGATCCCTCAGTTATTAATGTAAATTTATGGGTTACTAAAAATGAATCAATAGATGATCCAACAAAGAATGGTCTTATAATCTATGATAAAAAAAGACCAGATGATTGGAGTTATGATCAGTACAATAGTGATGCCGATGGTATTAAAAATTATTTAAAAGAAAGTAATGCCAAACAAAGATTAATTCCTTACAATTATAATAGGATTATAATTTTTGATTCTAGATATTTTCATAAGACTAATGGCGTGTCTATGAAGAAAGGTAAAGAAAATCGCCGAGTTAATTACACATTTATGTTTAAGTAAGATGAGAGTACAATGCACAGTTTGTAATACTATAATTACTAGCACTGGGAAGCCACAGGTATGTGGTTGTGAGAATCAATTAGTAGTGGATGATAACTCATTCACAGCTAAATCTTTAGAGAATGTTAAATGTTTAAATACAAATGTTACGGAATCTGGACATTTGACTGAAGATCAGTTACAATGGCAACAACAACGCAGGAAGCGTAAAATTCGCAAACTAACTTTCGAGGAACGATGATCAGCCTAGACACCATCTATCAAGACTACCTACACCACGGTGAAAAAAAGTTTCGTATAGATGGTATCGAGGAGAGGGTTAAAGCGTATGGTTATACCGATGATGGTAAGGATATAGATGGTTACTATGTGACCACAGAGAACTATACTTTGTATTTTTGTAAACAAGGTGGATTTAAGCGTAAGGAAGTATTAGCATGAGTGGGGATTGTAAAAACCAACCAATCATTTTCTACAGTACTGAGATGACTGTAGCCAAAATGATTTTGTTATCAGAGAAGGGTGTTAAGTTTGAAGTAGAAGAACTTAAAAAGCAATTGACAAAGACAAAAGGATAGTCTATAATACTCGATAGTAACTTAAGTTTATTATGTCTTGTGGACAGAATCATAAGTATGATGCATATCAAAAAGCATCGGACGCATTGAAGGCAGCATTAGTTGAAGCACTAAATAGTGACGAGGAAACTTCAACGCTTCAAGAACTGTTTGAGCACTACATTGGTGCTCGTAATAGAGCAGACAAAGCATCAGATTCCTTCAGCATTCATGGTGGCGACAGCGTTATAACTTTTGGGGATGGTTTCAATCCCATAGCAGCAGATACAGTACAGTTTGATTACAGTGGTTTAGGAACTGATACAATCTTTACTGGTATCGGTAGCGATGTCATTAACATACCTGAAGTAACTGGTGGCGTTGATACTATAAAACTTGGATAATGAAAGCTCTGATCACTGGTATTACGGGACAGGATGGATCGTACCTGGCCGAACTTCTTCTTGAGAAAGGTTATGAAGTTCATGGTATTGTTCGTCGTGCTTCTTTAATCAATACCCATAGGATCGATCACATATATGATAAGATCCAACTCCATTATGGAGACATGACTGACTCAGGTAACATCATAAGTTTGGTCCAAAAGATCAAGCCGACTGAGGTTTATAACCTTGCTGCCATGAGTCATGTAAAGGTATCTTTTGAGATGCCCGAATATACTGGTGAGGTAGATGCCCTCGGAACACTTCGTCTTCTAGATGCTATTCGTCTTCTAGATCATGAGTGTAGATTTTATCAAGCATCTACCTCAGAGTTGTATGGATTGGTACAGGAAGTTCCTCAAAACGAGAAGACTCCTTTCTATCCTCGTAGTCCTTATGGGTGTGCCAAGTTGTATGCTTATTGGATTACTAAAAATTATCGTGAGGCATATGGTATTCATGCTAGTAATGGTATCCTATTCAATCACGAATCCCAGAGGAGAGGTGAGACCTTTGTAACTCGTAAGATTACAATGGGACTCTCTCGTATCTCATCAGGGTTGCAGCACGAGTTAGTGTTGGGTAACCTAGATGCTAAGAGAGACTGGGGACATGCTAAGGATTATGTCCGAGGTATGTGGATGATTACACAACATGAGAAACCAGACGACTTTGTGTTGGCTACTGGTAAAATGTATAGTGTAAGAGAGTTTGTAGAACATGCTGCAGAGTATTTCGGATTCGGAATACGATGGCATGGTGAAGGGTTGGAAGAGCGTGGTTACTGTGCTACTATGGGTAGAGACATCATCAGAGTGAGCGATAAATATTACCGCCCAACTGAGGTTGAACAACTACTAGGTGATGCAACTAAGGCAAAAGAAGTCTTAGGATGGGAACCAGAGTTATCTTTTAAAGATCTCGTTGAAGACATGTGTATTTACGGACAATGAAATTATTTCACAAAATA